CTTGGGCAGCGAAGCACTACAAAAGAATGCTGGCGTTTCAGCTGCTACTGGTTTAGCTGGAAACCCAAAGAAAGAACAAGTGTTTAAGGGTGTTGATTTCCGTAAGTTTTCTTTCGAGTATCAATTTTACCCACGTGATGCTAAAGAAGCTGAAAACGTCTTAGCTATCATCCATGAATTTAAGTTTCATATGCACCCAGAATTCTTGGACGACACTAACAACTTCGTTTACGTGTACCCTTCAGAATTTGACATTGCATATTATAAAGATGGTGTTGAGAACACGACTATCCACCGTCACACTGCTTGCGTACTTGAAGAGATGAACGTCAATTATACTCCGAACGGTACATTCACTACTTTTGCGAATGGTATGCCTACGCAAATCAACGTGACTATGCAATTCAGAGAACTTGCTCTACTAACCAAAGATCGTGTACAGGATGGTATGTAATGTACTTTAAAGACTTTCCAAAATTCTTATACGACTTCAAATACGGTAACACCGATGAAACTCAAACATCGGTAGTTATTGACATCACAAGAAACATCCGTTTCCGTAGAGAGGTTCTGTCAAACATCGCAGTATATGATGAGTATGATATCATTGATGGAGAAACTCCAGAGATTATCGCCGAGAAGGTTTATGGTAATGCGGAGTATCATTGGATTATCATGCTGGCAAATGACCGATTCGACTATCTAAGCGATTTCCCACTTCAAGCTGGTCAACTACAAGAGCATGCTGCAGCCAAGTATAATCCAACATTATATTCAACTGCTGGATCTTGGTATATAAGTGGTGATAAATTATGGTTCAGCGTTTCTAACACAGCAGAAGCATTTGACCCACGATATTTAACTTCTGCCGTTACATACACAATTAAAGGTGCAACGACAGATGGTGCTTTCACTGTCACTGAAACGTGGGGTGATGGTGACGATGGCGTAGATTACAACACCCAACAATTCTGGTGTCGTCATGCTTTGACTGGAACTCCTGTTGGTGACTTAACTATTACCACTGTTGGTCGTGAACACAATCCAGTATACTGGCTCGATGCTAATGGGTTCAAAGTGACTCCAGGAACTCCAGGTTCTATCAGCATTTCTGGAACACAAGAAGAAGAACGTGCCAATGAGGCTAAGCGTAGAATTAAAATAATTTCTCCAAAAGTAATTAGCACTATCTTAAAACAGTTTAAAGACTTATTATAATGCAATCAAGCAAGCAGCTGAGATTTGTTGGCGATTATAGCCTAAACAAAGTACAGATATCTACACAGAACGGATTCTTCCAAGACATTACCGCACAGGTAATTGGTATTCAGTTCTTTGAAGATATCTTCTCTCCATTCATCACTGGTAACGTCATGGTTAAGGAATCGCTTGATTTCATTAACTTGTTCCCATTCATTGGTGAAGAATATCTTGACATCGACATCAACACCCCATCCATGGATGAGAAGATGTCTATCAAAGGTAAATTCTATATCTACAAACTTACTGATAGAGAATTACTTGGAGACAGATCAGTAGCTTACCAAATGCACTTTATTTCTACTGAAGCTGTTGTTGACAGAAACAAAAAGATTAGCCGTACCTTCGGCGATAAGGTTTCAGACTTGGTTAAACAGTTTGTGACTGATGACACTATTGGGATGCAATCTAAGAAGCAAGTGTTCGTAGAACCAACCATCAATAAGTTGAAATATACATCAAACTATTGGTCGCCTGTTAAGAACATCCAGCATTTAGTTTCAAGCGCAGCAAACATGAACAAAACACCAAACTATGTTTTCTTCGAGAACAGAGATGGTTTCTATTTTGTTAGCTTGGAATCATTATACGACGTTAAAGCAGTTCGTCAGGAATTTGTTTATGATAAGTACATGCGTGATAAAGTTCCAGCTGCATCTGACGCCAGAAACACCAACGAAGACTACAAGCGTATTCTAGACGTTAGCATTCCAGTAGGGTTTGACTACCTAGATCGTTTATCAAGTGGTATGCTTGGTTCTCGTCAAATTTCTTATGACGCTACAACTAAACAATATTCCACTAAAACATACACGATGTTTGATCGTTTCAAAGAACAGAAACATCTAAACGATAACCCAATCAACTCTGATAAGGCAGTATTCCGTAATAACTCCCTTATTATGACCTATCCGAAAATGTTTGGTACATATCAAGGTTTCGGTGACAACACAAATGCCAATATTAACCAAGAGCGACTATCACTATTAAAAGTAGCTGATGCCAATATTATCGACATCACGGTTCCAGGTCGTTGTGATTATACGGTTGGGCAAAAGGTAAGAGTTGAATTAAACAGAGTTGAACCAGTTAGCCACAAAGACAAAGACATCCAAGATAAGATGTTCTCTGGTTATTACATTATTGCAGCTGTTAATCATTATTTCGATAGAGAAAGACACGAGTGTCACATGCAGCTAATGAAAGACTCTTCAATGATGAATATGAATAGGAACAAATAATGCAGTTATACTATGGCGTAGTAGAAAACCGTAAAGACCCACTAAAACTTGGTCGTTGTCAAGTTCGTATCGTAGGTTTACACACCCACGATAAAGCAGTTCTGCCAACTGATGATTTACCATGGGCTACACCAATGCAGCCTGTCACATCAGCTGCGATGAACGGTATTGGTTGGTCACCAGTTGGTCCAGTTGAAGGTACATCAGTAATTATTACTTTCGCTGACCTTGATCAACAACAACCAATTATGCTTGGTACAATTGGTGGTATCCCACAGTCTAAGGCTGCAAGTATCGCTCTAGAAGATAGCGGTAATATTGCTACTGATGGTGGCGTCATCACTGCACCTGATGGTAAACCACTCACTGGTAAAGATGGCACTCCGACCACTCTTGGTAATAGAGTTGAAGCTGAAACTAAGAAAGTCACAACCGCAGTTAATCAAGAAGTCCAGAACATTAAAAACAAAATGGCTGCACTAACTGCTGCAGCGTTTGGCGATAAGTTTGGCGACCTATTTGGAACAGTAAAAGCTGCAGCGATTGAAACTAAAACTCTACCTGTACAGGGTGCAGCTGACGAGGGTAAACCAACTATCATCCCACCAGCACCTGCTCCTGCTGACACAAATATCAAAGCACAACCAACACCAGGAAAAGCTGACGACAAAATTCTACAGACTCCAATTAACTTGGAGCCTATGCCGAAGTATGTTGCTAAGGGCGAAGAAGGTAAAGCTAAACAATGTATCGCTGCTCTTGTTGCTGCATGCGATAAAGTAGGTCTAACTTCCAAATATGCCAAGGCATCTATCCTTGGTATTTGTGGTGGTGAAACTGGATGGGTTCCAAAAGAAGAAGGACACGTCTACAGCAAGCCACAATCTCTATTAAGCATTTTCCCAAGTATCTTCAAAGGCGACTTAGCACTAGCAACTGAATACTCTGGTGGTAAGAAAACTAAGGCAGAGTTCTTTGAATTGATCTATGGATACAAATTTCCAAAGGGTCAGGGGTTAGGTAACAAAGCTCCAGGAGATGGCGGTAAGTATTACGGTCGTGGGTTCAACCAGTTAACTGGAAAGAGTAACTACACTAAGACACAAGCTGAATTAAAACAGTATGGTATCACTGTTGATTTGATCAATCAACCTCAACTATTAAATGATGATATCAACGTAGCTGCTTTAGCTTGCGTTCTATTCTATAAGAATCACCCAACTCTAAAGAATGCCAATTCTGACGATCCAGGTTATTTCGTTAAAGCTAGAGCAGCAACTGGTGCAGACGCTGGTGGTGGTTACGAGAAGAAACAAATCATGTACGAGTATTTCCTCGGACAAGGTGTTCTTGCTTCTTCAACAACTAGAGGATCTGCTGAAGACGAGACAGGTAAGAAATATACTGCAGCAGAAGTTTCACAGCTTCCAAAAGAAAAGCAAGACGCACTTCTAGAAGACCGCACTGAAAATGCAACCATCGGTTTCAAAGACCCGAAGGGTAAATACCCTCTACGTAACCTAATGAACGAACCAGACACCAACCGTCTAGCTCGTGGTGTTATTCAAGAAACTGCAATTGCATATAAAGATCAAACTAGAACGACTGGTATTCCTACACCATTCGGTGGTTCATTTGAACAACCAATTGCTCCATTCGGTGGTGTTTATCCATACGCTAAAGTATACGAGACTGAAACTGGTCACGTGATGATGTTTGATGACTCAACTGGTCATGAAACAATTTCTCTATACCACCGTAAAGGATCTTTCTTAGACATTGATGCTAACGGTACTCAGGTTAATAAAATCGTTGGTGACGGTTATACAATCTATGACCGTAACGGATCAATCTATGTTGCGGGTAAATGTAACCTAACAGTCGGAAACTCAGTTAATATTCTGGTCCAAGGTGATGCTAATATCGAAGTCAACGGACAGACTCAAGCTGTGTTCCATGGACAGGTTGATATTGGTTGCGCAGAAGACGTTAACATGGCTATTGGTGGAGACTGGAATATCAGTGTAGCTGGTAGCATCAATACACAAATCGGTAAAGATAAAGTTACTACTGTTGTTGGAAACGAGAACACAGGTATCACTGGTAGCAAATTAACAACTGTTGGTGGCGATAATAAAGATCAGGTGACTGGTGCTATCACATCAAAGGCAGGTGGATATATTGCAGTCGAGACTGCTGATGAATATACTGTTAAAGCTGCTGGTGTTATGAAACACTCTGGCACGGAACAACACATCAAAGCATCAGGTAATGTTAATATTGACGGCGCAGAACTACACGGACAAGAAGGATCTGCTGTTGAAGCAGATGCTGTAGAATCAGTTGATAACATTTCTGCAGCGGTCATTGCTGCACCTTCAGGTGCTACTGCAAATGGCGATAAGTTTGATCCACTAACCACACCAGTTCGCCCATCCACTCCAGTGGACGTTAAGGTTGAATTAGTTGACGACTTCTTGAATCAAGCCAAGAACGCAACTATTAACCCAGACTTAGAAGCAGCAGGTGTTGGTGCAGCTGGTTCTAAACCACAACCTGTCACATCTTCAGATCCTCCAGCTGGTGAAACCCAGTCTATCGCTGATGGCGACTTAGTTGCATTCTTGAAGAAACAAGAACAACTCGGTAAAGAAGGATACTGGACTGAACGTGCTATGAGTAGCGGTAGAGTTGAAGATAGTAACCCTAACATTATCGCAATCTGGAAAGATATCGGTCTATTTGGTCCAATCATCACAACTCCAGTTGCTGGTAAGAGCGGATACTCTGCTGGCGGTGACCAAACTGCTTGGTGTATGGCATTCGCTACTTGGTGTCTAAAACAAACTGGTCATAAGTGGGTCAAGACTGCTTCTGCAGCTGACGCAACTAATCAGATGGCTAAATTCGGATTCACTAAGGTAACAGATAAACCGCAGAACGGTGATGTTATGCACATTAAGTTCCAAGGTGGTGGTAACCACGTAGCTTTCGTTTGGGATGTTCGCCCAGACGGTAAGTTCTCTATGCTTGGTGGTAATCAAGGTGGATCTTCAAGTGGTAACAACCCATCTGGTGGTCAAGTTAAAGCATCGTTTAATGGTTTAGTTACTATGTCTGGTTATAGTGGTAAAGGTGCTTTTGACGTCATCGGTATCTACCGTCCATTTAAGGTGTAATCATGCCTTGGACAGCATCAGCTTTATTGGGTACAGTAGTTGAGAACCAGAGTTTCAGCTACCCTATCCAATATTACACTGAGACAACGTCTGGATCTACAACTGACCCAATCACTGGAGTTGTGACTCCAGGGACAACGACTCAAGTTTACTATAACGTAAACATAGTTCCAGCTGCAGTTAAACCGACTATTACAATCACAAATGGAAACCCTGCTACGATTGTCGGTTATTACCAGAAGATGTTTAACGACACCATCCAGTATAGAAACCACAACAATCAGATTATTACATTGACAGGTGATGCTACTACAGGTGCATGGGATAAGCTAACTGCTTCGAAGGCAGACGTTTTCCATTTAACCTCGTTCAAACCAGACACCGTCAGAGATATGTCGTTTTCATTCACCGCTAACGCTGTTGATAATTTAAACAATATTATAGCGACGACCACTTATACAATTAGAGTATACGATCCAAGTTGGGACAGCGGAAAAGCTGCCCTTCACTATGCACTACAGGAAACGGAGAAATAATGCCAGCAATTGCTTTAGAAGCTCAAATGAGTACTGGTCATGGGTGTTTCCCTCCGACCAATGCAGTTGGACCATACACTACCAAGTCATTCATTGGTGGTAAAAAGGTACAGTTGAGAGGTGTTACGATGTATGCACCCCACGTTTGCGGTATCGTTGTTCACCCATCCGATTCACGAAAGGTAGTGGATCCAGGTGGTTCTACTTTCTTTTTAGAAGGTAAACCTGTAGCTTTCATTGGAGATCCTATTGCCTGCGGTGATATGGTCGGTGAAGGTGCACCAAGCACTTTTTCAAAATAACCCTAAATAAAGAATATGGCACGAAACACCAGAATCTTTTCAGACTTCGACTTAAACTTCACTGCTCACCCAGTGACTGGGGACATTGTACGTAGATACGATGACGATGCTGTAAAACAGTCGATCAAAAATTTACTTTTAACTAGAAACTTCGAGAGACCTTTCCACAGTGAAATTGGTTCTCCTATCAGACAGCTTCTATTTGATCTTCCTGGACCAATGTTTACCGTC